CGCGGCCCGGCTACCCAGCCTCGTTTTTTTTTTCGCTATTCAGAACAGCAGGCAAAAACGTGGTGCCCAGCAACATCCGCGCGGTTTCGCGCAAGGCCATATTTTCAGACGGGGGCAGCGCGCCCACCAGATCATCGGCCGCCCGGTCCGTCATGCCTGCGCCCACCAGCCCCAAGGCCACCAGATCGCGCACATGGCGGGCTTGTGGTTCCGCGCCGCGCTCAAACAGGCGATCCCAAAGGTCATAGATCCCAAATGGCGCGTGTTGCACCTCGAAACGCTCAATTTCAGCATTGTGAAGGGTTAGCGGGCGGCTAATGCCGCCCACGTCCCCCTCATAGCGCGCCGTTGACGCGATCCCCATTTAGGCGGCCTCGGCCACAAAGGTGATTGCGCCGGTGGAATTGAGCGACAACCCAAAGGTTACACCGTCCTCTTGTTCTCCGCCAAGATCGGTTGTGGCGACGTGAAAAAAGCCGGAAAATGTGCCGATATTGGGCACGACAATTTCAAACTCGGCCGCCGCATCGCCAGAAAGCGCGATCCCCACCAAGGTGGCCTCGGCCGCCTGTTTCTTGGCGTAGCCCGACCCGGACACCGCCAGATTTGTGGCACCCGTTAGCACTTCGGTCCACAAAGGCCCCTCGGGGGCGTCATAGTCGGGCGTGGTCACATCAACCGCGTTGTTATTGATCGAAATAGATTTCGATTTCAGCGCGGCCAGCGTCACAAACGCCGCATCCTCTTTCAGCTTGATCAGCATCAAGCGGCCCAATTGCTTAGCCATTTTTATCTCCAATTTTCCAAAAAAAAGGGGCCGCAGCCCCAAGGTTGCCTCGGCCCGTGCGGCCAAGGATTGATCAGCCGCCCGAGAGCGAAACTTGAAAAGCGATTGTGGCGACGTAGGACGCGCCATCGCTTTGCCGGGCCACGGCCTGCGCCTCAAATTGGCACCATTCCAGCGGATAGCCCGGCACCGCCAAAGGCACCGCCGCCGCCTCGGCCCCCTCAAGAGCCGCCACAATTGCGCCCGCAATCCGGGCAGCTTCCACCCGGCCCGCCACCGGGCGCGAGTGCACCTCAACCGTCAACATGATATCCCAATCCGTTGCGCCATCGGTGCGAAACGGGGCAAGATCCAGACTGCCGAGGCGGATATAAGGAAATTCCGCAGACGGCCCCGGCTCGTCATAGATCCGGGCCGCGACCAAATCGGACACAGCGGGCAGGCTCAAAAGATGCGACACAACGGCCGCCTGTAACGCCAGCGCGGGACCATCAGCCACTAAACGCGACCTTGAGAGCCTTTTTCAACGCGCGATTAACCCGCGCGCGGTGACGCTTGCGTTCAACCTTTAGGGTTGGGTTGACGTAGGGGTGCGGGCCTTTGCCGCCTTCAATCACCTTGGCCTTTTGGCCAAAATTGACCAGCACCGACCCATCCCGGAATTGCGTCATTTCGATTTCGTCTTGCGTGTCGCCGCTATCCACCGGGATCAACGCCTTGGCAATTCGCACCATTGATCGGCCCGTCACGGCGCTGGCCTGCCCCACCGCACGCGGCCCCGACTTGGCCAGATTGCGCAGCCGCCGGTTTACCCGGCCGTCACCTGTCACGCTCATAATGCGCCCCCCCGCTCACAAAGAAATTCCAGCGTTTCGCCCTTGCGGCCTACGCTGCCAACGCCAAGGATTGACCACAGCCCGCCGCGCATAAAAACCCGGTCCGCCGCCGTGATCCCCGAGGCCGCCACAGATCCACGCACCCGCAAGGTGGCGGTGGCGTTGCCTTCCAATCGCCCGGCGGCCACGCGTTCCTTGCCGAGCGTTTCCAGAATATCGCCGTAGGTTTTCAAAAAGCCCTCTTGCCAGCCCTCGGCCTCATTGCCGTAAGCATCGCGGCCGGTTTTCTTGCGATCAAACCGCACGCGATCCCGCATCAACCCGGCGCGGCTCACCCTGCCACCCGGCCGCGCCGGTGGCGATTAAGCGCGCGTTGAACGCCCAAGGGCACCTCAACCGCAGCCCCGCCGCCCACCACAACCGCCTCCCGGTTTTCCCAATAATGCCCGGCCAGCATAGCCACGGCCGTGACAAGCCCTTGATCCACCAAGGCGGCATCATCGGCCCCCAAGGCGTAAAGGATTTCGACAACATCGGGGCCGTGCAGCACCGCAGGCCAGCCCAGACCGATCGGCACCAACCGGGCCGGATCCGAGCCGAGCGCGACCCGGTAGCGGGCCGCGTCCAGATCTTGCCAGACCCCGGCCGGATCCAGATAGCGCACCGACACCACGGCCGCGACAGGCGCGCCGGGCAAGCCGATCACCGGGGCAAAGCCATCCAGCGACAGCGCCCACGTTTGCCGCATCATCGCCACGCCGATCCCGTCAGGCCCGTCCACCTCGGCCACGGCCGCCGCGCACATATCCTCTAGCAACGCTTCATCGGCCGCATCGTCCGTATCATCCCCCGTCACCATCACCCGCAACCGGATCCGCAGGCCCGCCGCCGTTAGGGGCAGCGCGGCGGGCGGCACACTCACTTTCACGCGGCCCCACATATTAGAGCGCCCCTTTCGGATCCTTGGCAGCCTTGGCCGCCTTGGCGTTTGCCGCCTTGGCCATCTTTGCCGCGACGGCCTGCGCCTCGGCCGCTTCAAGATCAATCGGATCCGGGGTGGCGGTTTCGATCACCGGCACATAGGCGCGGATTTCGGCCAGATCGCCCGGATCATCCACCCGGATTTGCCCGGCGGCCTCAAGGCGTTGCGCCTCGGCAATGCCGAAACTGCCCGGATCACCGCGCGACCCGCCAGCCGCACCGGCGCGCGAGGCCAGAAGCACCGCAGAAAACATCAATTTGGCTGCACCCATTGCGCACCCCCTTCAAAATAAAATGTCAGATCAGGCGGCGCGGCCATGCCAGCCGCGCCGCATTCGCCGCCACACCCCGCAACGCGGCCCGCTCAGGGGCCGCGCAGGGGCAAGGGCGGCCCTATGGCCTCAAATTAGGCCGCAGGGTGCACAAGCGCCTTGATTGCGCGCGTGTCCGCCACGACGCCATCAAGGCGGGTAAACCCGGCCATGCCCATGCCCGGCCAGAACTGCGCGCTTTTATCGGTGCCGATCACAACGGACCCGATTTTGCGCACAAAGTATTTGCCCATATCACCGACGACGATAGAGCGGGCCGAGGCCGCCATATCCGGCATCGCTTGGTTGACGGTGTATTTTGCCGTCACCGCGCCGATTTGCAGCGTGCCCGCTTGGGTTGGATCTTTGCCCAGCAGATAGTTGCCTTGGCCGTCTTTCAGCTTGTGCAGCGCCAGCAAGGTGGTGTCGTTGAACATCATGCCAAACTTGGGCGATGCGCGATAAGCCGGATCAATCTTGTGAACCAACTCCATCAGATCATCCGATGTGATCGACGCGACACCCGCCGGTGTGAAACCAACGCCCGCGCCGGTGACAATGCCTTGCGGCTCAGACACACCGGATCCGATTGTCAGCACATCGTTTGCGGTGCGGCCGAGCTGTTCGCCCAGCATCCCGCCAAACAGGCTTTCCATGTTGCCCATGCCGCCGGTCAACAGTTGCAGCGACAGGCGCAGCCAATCGGTTGGATAGAGATAATCCTCCAATGTCTTTTTGGTGAACACGCGATCTTGCGCGCCAGTGTCCGCCAGAGCGGCACCTTCAATGGCCTGCTTTGCCGCGCGGAAAGCGGTGTTATCCACGCCCGGAATTGGCAGCGAACCACCGCCAGCGGTTTGGATATCGGTGCCGAACCCGGCCGAATACATCGGACCCCATGCCGCCATCGCAATGACGATTTGCGCCATCATTTCAGCGGGCACAATGTGGCCGCCCTCGGCATCGGTGCCAGCGGTTTGCGCGCGGGTTTCCTTGTTGCCCTCGGCCAGAGCGGCCCGGACCTCATTGGATACCGCGTGCACATCGCCGCCCGCTTTCATCAACTCGAAAAAGGCCGAGCGATACGCGACGGCCTCGGGCACGATCACGCCGCGCTGTTCGCCTTCATCGCCGCGCGGGGCGCGCGTGTCGCCAAGTGTCAGGCTGTTTTCGGCGCTTTCCAGACGTTCCAGCGACACGGCGCGGGCTTCAAGGCCGTCCGCTTCGGTGATGATCGCATCAAATTCGGTTGCGATTTCAGCTTGGCGGGCGTCCGTGGTGTCGCCCTTGATTTCGTCATGCTTGGCGCGGGCTTGCGTGATCAGGCGGGCGCGCTTTTCGCGCAATTCTTTAACAGTCATGTAATAAACCTTTCGGGTTTTTTGGGGAAAATAGGGTGCGACTTGCGCAGCCCCGTTGCGCAGGGCCTTAGCCCTCTTGCAACCGCAGCCGCATCCGCAGGCGGCGCGCGGTGCCGCCTGTCAAATCTTGGGGGTTTTCAGCGCGCGCGCCGGTTAGGCTGCGCAGGCCGATTTCCGTGGTGTCGTAAGCGCCCTCGGTCACGATTGACACATCGTGCAGGGACTTGATCCGCTTGATCGTCCGCTTGGGGATCGGGCCACTATCGTCCCATTCATCAACATCAGAACGAAACGCAAACGACATTTCGTTCAGATCGCCGCGCTTCATTTTGCCGACGATCCGCGCCACGTCAGGATCCGACGCGTCCAGATCCGCCGCGACCTTGAGGCCGCGCGCATCCACCGACAGATCCAGCGTGCCAGACGCCACGCGGGCCAAAGGCAAGCCGCCGTGATTGATCAAAAACCGCACATCATCCTTGAGGCGGCCATCAAAGGCCCCCGGCGCGATGCTTTCCGAAAACATCCCGCCGATATCGGCCCAATCGCCAAACACCGCCGCGTAGCCCTCGACACGCACCACCGCCGGATCACCGGCGGCGCGCACCTCGAAAGGCACCGCCGCGCGGATTTCGTTATTCTTGTCCATCAACTTTCCCCACTGCTTCCAATCCATCGGCGCGCACCATCGCGCCTTGCACCAAGAGGCCTTCACCGCCCGGCAGGTTGGCGCGGTTGTTTAATGCCCGCGCCTCATTGGGCGTCAATTGCCCGGTGTTGATCATGTTGCTTAGGGCGGTGGACCGGCTTACCAGATCGCCGCGCATCAAGCCGTCCAAGATATTTTCAAGATACCGGCTGCGATCCCGCCGCCCGTAAAGTTTAAAATTTACCTCGGCCTCAAAATACGCGACCCAAGGCGCGATCACATGCTTGACCAATTGCAAGTCTTGCTGTTCCACGTTGGAAAAGGTGCCGTGCGTTAGATCCTGCAAAAACGCGGGCGGCATATTGTAAATGCGGGCAATCTGTTCAATCAAAAATCGCTGCGCATCCACCATTTGCATTTTTTCGGGATCCAGCCCCAAGGCCGTGATCGTGTGCCCCTCGGGCAAGGCGACCCCGTTGCGCCCCTCGGCCGCCATGTTTTTGACGGCCTCTTGCAATTCCTTGGCCGCGCGGGTGGCCCCGCCCGCCGTGGTGAACGGCCCGGTGATCACAAAGGACGGCACGCCGCCATTTTTGAAAAACCGCGCGCCGTAGCGCGTGATTGATAGGGCAAGGTTGATCGTGTCCGCGTGACTGTAAACCGGCGATCTAGCCGACAGGCGCGAGGCCCCCGGCATAAAGCACAGATCCAAAACCTCAGATGCGGCATAAGTCACCGTGCGGGATCCGTCGCGGTAGTTGTAAAACGTGCGGCCATTCTTGCGCACGACTAAAACATTTTCAGTATCAAGCGGCCAAAGGTTGATCGGGCGGCCCGCCTTGTCCAATTCGATAAACGACACGGACCGGCCCGAGGTAAACACGTCTTGCCAAAGACCCCGGCGAAACGCAAAGGCCGTGGTTTCGTCATTGGCCGCGTGGTTCAAAAGCGATCCAACCGGATCCCCATCGACGGTTTCGCGGCCATCTGCGCCCTTTTGATAGAGTTTAATCGGGATCGCGGCCAAGGTGCGGGATAGAAAATTGACCGCAGACCAAACGGCAGGCACGCCAAGGGCCGCCTCAATTGTCACCGGCTCATCGGCCCCGGCCGCCATATCGAAAAACCGCGCAAAGCCCGGATCGCCTTGGCTAATACTTTCTGGCGTTTTGCTGCGCGCCTCGGCCGCCTCTTGCGGGTTGGCCACGGCCGCTTGCGCCGGGGCCGCGCCCCCGCGTTTAAATATGCTAAAGGCCATCCAGCCCCCCTTTGCTATGTCATGGAAAAGTTAGGATCATCCCAAGGCGATGCGGATCCGCCCGCCGCCTCGGGATTGCGCGCCATCAAGTGAAACGCGTTAAAGATACCGATCAGCGGATCAATCTTGGCCTTGCCCGAGGCCGCCTTGGTGATCAGGACCGCGTTGCCGCGTTGCTCACTTTTGGCGTTGCCGACGCACCAATTCATCAACGGTTGATCCGCGTGGATCATCGTGCCGTCCGACAATTTACGCTCAGCACCCCAGACGCTTGGGGAAAGGCGCGTGCCCTGCCCCACGGCCGTCAAAACTTCGCCTTCAATGTGCACCTCGGACAAGGCGTCAATCAAAGACACCACGCCATAAGGATCCAAGCCGATCCCGTGTTTTTCGGGCAGCAAACCAAGATCCGAAATGCGCTTGCACAGCGCCGCGATTTCATCAACGTCCGCCGTTGGGTTGTCACAGATCACCAAATCACCATCGGCCACAAAGTCCTGCAGCCGCGTGTTGATATCCTTGCGCCGGTCCAGCGCCACCGGGTGCACCCACGCGCGGCCCCACGCTTGATAGGCCCGCGTTTCGCGGTGCCGTCCGATCACCCCAACCCCAAAAAGATCATCTAGGCCGCCCCCGTCGACCCCGATTGTCACCACGTCCGAGGTTTCCAAGATTTCATCCAGCGACAGCGGCCGGGCCGATTGCATCCAATAATCCGCGCCAATCCAGCCCTCGGCATGTTTGCCCATGCCCACTTGGATATTGAGGTGTTGCGAGGCCCAAATGATTTCATCATCCGGGCTTGTATCCACGGCCTTTTGATAAAGCCGCGCAAGGCGGGGCAAGGTGATCGATCGGCCGAGATTGGGCAGCACCATCCGCCACACTTTTGGATCCAAGTATGGCTTGGCCTTGTCCAGTTGCATGGCCTCGGGAAATTCATAGAGGCAAGGCAACATATTGCCGCCCTTGATTTCGCCATCCCGCACCCGGCGGGCATAGATCAACTCGGCCCGAAACACCCCGGCGGGCGGTTCATCCGATTGCGTTGTGATAAACAGCAACAGGCAATCGGGCCGCGTGATCATGCCGCCCCGGATCTGCGCCAGCACCTTGGCCGCGTTGGGGTTGGTGCCCAGAACGTGCAATTCCTCAATGATCGTTAGGATTGGGATCGCGCCGGTGATCACGTTTTTGCTGAATGTTTTCACCGCCAATTCCGCGCCGGTGATCCGGTCCGTGATCGTCAAATCATTGTCGACAACATGAAACCGGTCGACCAGATATTGCCGCCCGGTGTCGGGATCCACCGGATCCGCGTTGATCATCCCAACCGCTTGATTAAAGCAATTTTCCGCAATGTCTTTTGTCGGGCCGATGATCAACATTTGCGCGTTTGGCGTTTTGTTTTCCAGTAAGGCCGTCAGGCCGAGGCCCGCCGCGTTGGTGGTCTTGCTGTTTTTCTTGGGCACTAGACAAAAGATTTCACCCACTGCGCGCTCAGCCGTCACCGGATCCGCAGACCCAAAGGCCGCAGATACCAGATCACGAAACCAATCGCCGCAGGCGTCCGCCATCAGCGGAAAGCCCGCCACATCGGGCAGGCGCAAATTGTTAAAGATCCCCACGGCCCGATCCGCCGCGATCCGGTCCAACGGCAGATCTGCCATTGGCGGCGCGCCACGTTCCAGCCGCGCGACCCAATCGGGGCACGCAAAATCATAGGCCATTAGTTTAAAATCCTGCCCCAAGCCGATCCCGGATTGCTGGCCGCCTCTTGCGTGGCCGCCTTTTTGCCCAAAGGCTTGGCCGCGCTTAGCGCCTCGGCCTCGGCAATAGCGGCCGCCATCTGTTCCGATAACGACAGCTTAGCGGCCGGGCGGTGCGGCACCGCCGCGTGCCCCTTGGCCACTAACAAAAGCATTCTGTTTGCGGCCGACACGTTGCCCTCGGCCATCCGCCCCGCAATCGTGGTCAGCGCCGCCGCCTCGATCATATCGGTGGCCCGGTCCAATTCGCGGGAAAAATGTTTGCGCAACGTCTTGGGATCGCACCCGATATGGCGCGCGATGCGATTTTGCACCCACCCGGCCGCGCTTAAAACCGTCACAAGGTCCTGATTTGCCTTAGTAATTTCAAATTGCGGCGCGCCGATGTGGGCATAAGCCGCTTCCACCGGATCGCCCAAAAGGTCTAAGTGCACGGCCTCGGCCGGAATTTCATCAGTCATGGGAATAAAAAACCTCCGCGTTAGAGTAGAGGCGGGTAGGACGGCGCGGCGGTTTGAGGGATCCGACCCACCCCCCGCCGCCGTCAGATCCGGGCGCGCGTGGCGGCCTCAATCCGTTGTTTTTCGGTGTCGTGGTATTCTTTCGACACCGATTGAAGGTTGGCCGGATCCCAAAACAGGGCCAGCGATCCGCGATGCGGCACGATGTGGTCAACTACCGCGCTATGCGGGGCCGGGGCCTTGCCGGTTAGAAGCACGCCAGTTTGCAGGCACGTCCACAAATCCCGATCAAGGATCACAAGGCGCAAGGCGCGCCACCGTTTTTGCGAGTAGAGGGCGCGCAGGCTATTCGCCTGCCACCGGGCCTTGTCGCGGGCACGCTCAGCGGCGGCCGGGGTGGAGTAACCCACCGCACGCGGCGCGGCATTGATCAGGGTTGGCAAGCGCGAAAGCCGGGCCATTGCGTCACCGCCAGATCAAGGAAAGGGATTGGCGGGCAAGATCTGCACCGGTGGCCGGGGGGGGGAGGTTGCCCCGCCGGGCGCAGATCTGCACCGCTGAAAAGGACTGCTAAACGACCGACCGAACATTGCAAGGCCCGCGTGGCGCATCCGAGCGGCCAAAGCCCAAGGCCTCGGCAATATCGTCCAAGATCTGCCACGCCGCAGCGATCAAGACGCGGCTATGTTTGGAGTGCACATTCCATCCGTGCGCGGTTAAGATCTGCGCCATATCGCGGCCCTCAACGCACAACAGGATCAACATGCGAAACGCCTTAATATCAAGGCGGCCGGGGCGCTTGCGCTGCACTGTTAGGGCCACCCGCTCAGGCCCGCGCTTGACCCGGCCGTGCACCGGATCCACGGCCCATCCGTTCGCCAAGGCCTCAATCAAACGGATCCGCTCAACATGCTTAATCCGGGTGGTGACGCCGCCATCACTGACACCGCCGCTAGTGTCGCCCCCACCACCACGACCACCGCCAGCCGCCCCTATTTGCTCATAAGACCCCGCGACAAGATCGGCAGCGATGCGGCGCGGATCATCAGACGCCAGCACCGCCAAGGCGCGCGCGCTGTTCCTAATCGCTGTTTGCGTGCCCGGTGCCGTCTTGGGCAGGGTGGCCCCGCTATCGGTCCGCTCAGTCAGGCGGTGCAGCGCCACGGGGCGCGCCGCCATGCCCAAGGGGGCACGCTCACCAGACCCGGCCCCAATGCCTTGGCGCTTGGCCCCCATGCGCGTGATGATCGCCGCATTGCGGGTTGCGAGGTAAAGGCCAGCCCGCCCCCGGTCCACAGAAGTTTGCACGTTATGCTCAGCCATTGCCAAATCCCTATATGTTGATGATCAAACACTATCAGCCACTATATGTTGATAACCTTTAGGGATTAATAATTAACTAGGGATTAATAAGGGATTAGTCAGGGATTAGAAATAAAGAGCTAACTTATTGAAAGTAAACGCAAGATCACAGTAATGGGATCAACGGGACTAATATTCACGCCTTACATATAACAAATCACAACGCCGCCCCCCGCACCCCTTTGCGTAATACAGAAGAACCCCAACTCTAGTCCCTTTAATCCCTAAGCCCGATTTTCAGCCCGTAACCCCCTGCAATCTATGCGAAATCACTTAGGGATTAACACTATCCGTTGACCGCTTAGCGGGACTAGCGGAACTTTTCATAAGGGGGGTGCGGGGTGGAAGGGTGCGCAAAGGCGAGAGAGGCGCGCAGAAAGGCAGGGCCGCGTGCGCGGATAAGGGAAAGGGCATAGAGCCGCCCTAGTCGGGCGGCAAGAGCGGCCCAATGGGGCCGCCTCGGCAGCGCCGCGCACCATATTGGCCGGGCCGCGTGGATCTAAGGGGGGATTTGTAGAGCCGCCCTAGTCGGGCGGCAAAGCGGCCCGCCGGGGCCGCCTCGGCAAGCGCCGCGCGCCCTCTTGATCGGGGGCGCGCAGATTAAGCCAGGACGATTAAACCGCCGGGGGAAACGCGACGCGATCACAGACGGAAATCGACCCGAAACAAGACCCTAGCACCGTGGCCGCCCGCAATACCTCGGCCGCGCGGGCACCGGCCGCAAATAGCGTTGTGCCGGTGCCGGGCGATCCACCAAGTGAACCATCCGGCCGCTCAAATTTGATTTTGCCATCAGTAAACAAGACCACATCGGCGCGCGCTGCAAACTCCTGCCACCAAGGGGCCGAGGTGCGATCTGGCAACAGCGCGATCCCGTCGCCATGCGCCAGAAATTTTGACAACCAAGCCCGCTTGGTGGATTGGTGCCCAAAGGGCGGATTCATCCAGACGAACCCACGCCACGGATATTCCAGCGATCCAAACGAATACCAACGATCCGTTGGCGTGTGCCGGGGGCCGCCCGGCGGGCAGGCCACGTCCATATCAAACCGGACACCCAACCCGTCAAAGATGAATTTAGGCGTATACCATTCATCTGTTTCGCCCGCGCTTTCAAATGCAGCCATTTTACTTCTCTTTTCTAAATCAGGGACTTTTGCGCCGCACTTTTGCGCGGGGTGCGGGGCCGAGGCGCGGCCGGATCCGCAGCGGGCCGAGGCGGCGGCATGGCGGGTTTAAGCGCCGCCAATTTGGCATCGCCTTGCGCCTTGCACGCGGGATCCGCGCAGGCGCGCCAAGGGCGTTGCCCCGGCTTCAGCGCGCGCGCCCCGCCGGGCGGTTGGAAGCCAAACGGCGCGGGCCGCGCACCGCAGGCGTCACAAGGCCCGAGCGGGCGCGGTGCGGCCTTGGGCGCGGCCATCAGCCCTTGCGCCCGGCAGCGGCGCGCAAGGCATCGCCATACTCGGCCACGCGATCAAAGGCCGCTTGTGAAATCGTGATCCCGCGATAGCCCGTGTCGGACACCTTGGCGGGCGTGTAGACGTGGCCGCTTGGCCCCTTCATTGCCCCGGACCGCGCCTTGAGGCCGTTTGCAACCGTCCGCTTGCCCCAAGCCGCCTCACCACTCGACAACAGATAGGCGTTGAAGGCATCGCCCAAATCGCGGCCCGTCACAAAATTGTTAGGGTTGCCGTCAATATCGCATTCCTCAGTCAAAAACACGCGCAGGGGATCGCTATCCTTGCGATATTCCTCAGTTGCGGCGCGCACCGCATCGGGTTGGCGCAGGCCGCCCGCGAGATAATCAAGGCAACCCTGCACCATCCACGCAAAAATCCCATCGCGTTCCGCCCATAGCTTTTCGGTTAGCCCTTCATCCACATCAGCCTCGGCAATCTGCACATCAAAGGGCACCAGCATCACGCGCCGCCAGATCCCGTCATCAGCGCCCCGGATTTCGGGCTTATGGTTTCCCGAAATTGTCAATTTGAACTCGGGCACGATTTCCACAAATTCTTGTTGCATCCGGCGGATCATAATCGCTTCACCCCCGGTCAGGGCCTTGATTAGCGCCTCTTTCATGCGCTGGCCCTGTTCCGGCTCAGAGGCGCGCGCCATGCGGGCACCGGGCAGGCGGACAAGATCGGGCGTTGCGTCCGATCCTTTGCGCTGTTCGGTGCCGGTTAGCGTTTCGATTGGGATCGTGGTGCCATAATCGGCCATGATCCGGGCAATCGTATCCACAAGGGTGGACTTACCGTTACGGCCGCCACCAAAGAAAAACGCTAGTTTTTGTTCGGTCTTGATCCCTGTGATCGTCAGGCCAAACCAGCGTTGCAGATATCCGCGCACCTCGGGATCCGGTTGGATTGTTTCTAGAAATGCCTCAAAATTGGGGCAGGTTGCGGCCGGGTTGTAATCGGCCAGCATCATTTTGCTAATCAGGTGCCGCCGGTCATGGGGCAGTTGATCGACGCGCCACACCGGGGCCGCATCGCCCCATTCCGCATCATGCGGATCTAGGGCCTTGGTGAATTGCAGAACACCGGTTTGGCAGCACACCATCATCGGATCCGCATTCAGCGCATCCACCGTTGTGGCGGCCGTGACTTTGACCTCTTGCAACATGTTGCTGATTTTTGACGTGTTGCCGGTGGCCTTGGCGTGGCCCCGGTGCGCGGCCTTGGCTTTTTGAAATCGCTCAGACACGCCTTGCCCGTTGCGGCGGATTTCACGCAAAGCCGCAAGGCGTTCGCGTTGTTCGTCCGTTGGATCTTTGACCTTTTCTAAATCGGCCAATTCGGGCCGCGTGGCCACAAACAGATCAAGCGCATCGGTTTCCCATTCCTCTAGGGCGATGTGATCCACCTCTAGCAAGATTTTGGCCGCGATTTGCTGCGCATCGCGCCGCACGTCCAATTCATCCTCATCAGAACGCCAGATCTTGCCGCCCCACCGATACCAGCCGAGGCGGGGCACCAAGAGAATGTTTTCGCCATAATGCGCCATCAGGCGTTGCCCGTTGCCGTAGTCATTCAGCGGAAAGGCGGCGCAGCGATCTAGCAGATCATCAGGCGCGGCCGGATCCAGCCCGGCGCGCCACGCGTCAGGGTCTTGATCTATGCCCGCATCAAATTCGGCATCATCGCCCCGATCATCGCCCAGATCATCGCCCGGATCTTGCGGGGTGGCGGCATCATCGTCCGTCACGGTTTCGGCGCTATCAAACGCCCGGCGGATTGCGTCAGCAGTCATTGCGCGACCCCTTTATTTTCAATTTCAATTTTGCGGGCAAGATCATTCAGATCCACGCCCGCGCCGGGGTGGACGATCTGCCCCACCAATCCGGGCCGCACCGATTGCGCGCGCCGGATCCCGGCCAATAGCTTGGCGCGCGTTGCCGCCGCCGCACTGTCACCGTCTTGAATAAACACCAGCCGCGACACATCAGCGGGCGGGATCCACGCCCGATCATCGGTCAGATCTGGCAAGCCGCTATCGCGGGTGCCGGGCACTTTGATTTGACGGCCCGACATATTGCCCAGATCCACAAGCGCCCAATAGGCGGCACCGGGCACCACATCGAAGGTCACGGCCGTGGCGGTTGTCTCAAGGCCTTCACCCGCGACCATCACGCCCGTTTTGCCCATTGGCGTTAGGCGGATTGCGCCGCCCTTTTTGGATCCGCGCACCATCTTGGAAGGCATCGCCGCGCCGTCCCAAAAGATTTCGGCCTTTTCGCCCGGCAGATCCGGGTTGATCCACGTTTGGTGCACCGCCGTGATGTGGCCGTGCGCGTCTTGGATCGCCGCGATCATAGCCGGGCCGGTGTGCATCACCCGCTGCGCGCCGTCCGCGTGTCTGCGGTAGGGGTGCGCCGCGATGTAACGCAGGGTTGGGGGAAAATATCCAAAGCGGATCCCGCGCCCGGCCAAATAGGCCTCAACAGGTGATCCGGCGGCCTCTTGCGCCGCGTGCCAAATGCCGCGCCCCTCGGCCACGGACCGGGCGCGCAGGGTGGCGGCCGTATCGGCGCGCCGTTGCTCAGAGGCGCGGGCCTTTTCAATGCGGCGGGCCATTTCGGCCGGATCCACTTGCACATCAGCGTCACCGGCCAGATAGGCCAGCGCGGCGCGAAAATCGCACGCTAGGACGTGCTGCACCAAGGCCAGACCGTCACCGCCTGCGCCGGGGCACAAGCGGCACACAAAGACGCCCAATTGCGGGTTGATCCCAAAGCGATCCTTGCCGCCGCACACCGGGCAAGGCCCGACGCGTTCACCCCCGGCGGGCTTGAGGCCTTCAATGCCGAGCCGGTCCGCAACCTCAAGGATTGGGATCGCCTTAGCCAAAGCGAGGCGGCCATCATCACGCATGGGGGATCCCCTCAAATGTGAACGCGGCCGGGGCCGTCAGGCGGTAGCCAACGCCAGACCACAATTCAACCGTGACCGGATAGGCCGAGGCCGCGAAGGCCCGGCGGATTGCAGACACGCGTTGATAAACCGTTTCGATTGATCCCCATTGATCCGACGCCCGGTCAAACAGGGCGGCCGATTGCAGGGCATCCGGCGACACCCACCGGCCGCGCCGCCGGTCCAAGGCTTGCAAGGTCCGCACGTCACGCACCGACAGATCAAGGCCGAGGTTAGAGCAACCTTGGAAAAACGCGGGCACCGGATCCAGATAGAACCCCATCAGATCCAGCGCATATGACAACCGGTCCGCCTCGGGCTGCGCCATGACTTCACCGCGCAGCATATCCATCCCGGCACTCATTGGCCGCGCCCCGCACGCCCCGCAGCGTTCACGCGTAGGGATCGCATGGGATCGCTCGGCAGGGCCGCAGGCACGTCCCGCAAGAGGCGCAGATATGCCGCGACGATTTCGGGCACCAAGGCATCAACCGGCACCGCCGCATCACTGGCCATTTTTTGGATCAAGAGGCGATCACCGCGCGGCAAGGCATCCATAAGATCAGAGGCGGCCCCGGCGGCCGAGGCGGGCGCGGCAAGCGGTACGGCCAAGGTCACGGCGCGCGGCTTAATTGGGCAGGCGTCAAACAACTCGGCCATTATACACTCCCCCCGAACACCGGCAGATCGACACCGGCGGCCCCGGCGCGCTGAATGAGCAGATCGTGCACGCGGGCGGCATTGCCGAGGCAAATATCGCGGCGCGGCTTAGCCAGAAAATCGCCTAGCGTGTTTTTGCCAAGGCCCAGATCCCGGCCCACCGCAGCGGCCGAGAGGCCGACAAGGGGCAGCGCATCCGCCAGCCAAAACCGAAAATCAGCCGCGCCCGGAAAGACCGGGGCCGCGTTTTTTGCATTTTTCTTGATTTTCTTTTGCATGGTTTGCCTCACTTTTTGATCCGGGCGGCACTTTCGGCCGCCCTATTTAGTGTGATTGCAGGCATTGCACGCTATAATGTGCGAAGCAACCAAATATATAGGGGACGCAGTTGAAAACGGCCATAAGTGCAGATTGGTATTGAATAATCTTTTTTTGTGCACACTTCCCGTTTAAGTGTGCCGACACAATCAACCGAGCACGCACCGCCCCGAGGGAATTAGGACACCATGACCATGACCACAGATCCAACCACCGACAGTGACATCGCCGCGCCGCAAGGCGCAGCGAAGGACCACCACGCCATGAATATTGTGCGCGTTAATCTGCGCATGGCGACCGCTTTGCGCGATATGACTTATGCCGAGGTGTCGCGCAAAGCCGACCTATCCCGCAACGTTCTATCGCAATTTATCGCGGGCCATAAATCCATCACTTATTCAAACCTTCTAAAGATTTGCGATGCGCTCGATGTGCCAATCGGCATCCTGCACTACCCCGACACAATCACGGCCGCGCGGATCCGGTTGCACAAAATCCTTTTGCGCACGCCTGATCATCTGGCCGCGAAGGCCTTGGCCGAGGCGCAGGCATGGGCAGAGACACAGGGCGGACCGGATCCGCTGCGATCATAGCCTCTATGCGATCACAGAGCCGACCTAGCGCCGCATCGCCCGCCGCCGATACCTTGAGAGCGATTCGCACCGTGTTATTTTTCGACATTTGCAATCAAAACCTTAGATTTGGAACATTTAAGCGGGACCGCGCTCAGCATCTGACTAAGCCGCACGCCATAGCAAAGCAATAACAGAAATAGTTTGCACGGCACATTTCAATGTGCAATCAATCCCCCAGAAATTGAGGGATTGCACAATGCTTAGCCAAACTATCGCCAAATGTAGCGCCGCCGAAACCGCCCTCGGGTGGATCTGCACCGGGTTTCAGATCAGCGCCGCCGCATCCATCACCGCCGCGATCATCGGACAAGCGGGCAAGGCCGCCGGGTGGTGGCAATGACCGCCGGGGCGGACACCGGGGCCGCAATGCTATCCACGGCCGAGGCCGTCGCCTATCTGGCGCGGTTTGGCATCAAAACATCACGCCGCACGGTTGACGCTCAGAGGCGCACCGGCGCGCTAAAATCAACCCGCGCGGTTGGCCGCATCCGTTTTTTGTTTAACCGGGCGGATCTAATCGACGCCTTTACGCAGGAACAAAATGCGCCATGCTCAAACTTGTCAGACGCAAAAAGGGCGGCCCCTACTACCTGCGCGGCACCGTCGCGGGATCGGCAGTTTATGAAAGCACTCAGTGCAGCGGGCGGGCCGAGGCCGACGCGATCAGGATCCGCCGCGAAGGCGAACTGACAGCCCGCCACGCCTATGGCAAAGCGGCCACGCTCACCTTTTCCGAGGCCGCCCTAACCTACATGGAAAGCGGCGGCCAAGGCCGCTATCTGGCCAAGATCTTGCAGCATTTTGGCCCCGATACGCTTTTGGATGATGTGGACAATGCGGCCGTGAACGCGGCCGCCTCGGCCTTGTATCCGGTGGCGGCCGCCGCGACGATAAACCGGCAATTGGTCACGCCGATTTCGGCCGTGGTCAACATGGCGGCCGAAAACGATTTGACCCGATACCGCAAATTTAAGCGCCGCAAGACACCGCCGGGCCGCACGCGGTGGTTGACGCCAGAGGAAGCCGAGCGGCTTTTGACCTGCGCCGCGCCGCACTTGGTGCCCATCCTGTTCGCCTTGATCGGCACCGGCGCGCGCGTGTCCGAAATCTTGGGCACAGAGGCGCAGCATTATTATCCCGCCACCGGTGAAATATGGCTGCCAGACACAAAGAACGGACACCCGCGCATGATCACCTTGCCGGGCCGGGCCGCCGCCGCCTTGGCCGCCAGCGCGCCGCCCGAGGCGGGCCGGATCTTTTTGACGCCAAAGCGATTGCCTTACATTTTGAACGACACGCGCGGCGGCCAGATTAAAGGCGCCTTTGATAAAGCGCGCGATGCGGCGGGCCTCGGCCCCGATGTGGTGCCGCATAGCCTGCGCCATACTTGGGCAACGTGGTTTTACAGCGCCACAAAGGATTTTGGCGGGCTATTGGACAAGGGCGGGTGGCAAAAATCAGACATGGCCAACCGCTATCGCAAGATTGCCCCGGCGGATCTGGCGGGCCGCTTGCGCGATCACGGTTGGGATTTTGACCCCGCGCCGCAACCGACGCCGGCCCAGACCCCGGCCGCGTTTCATATTGTGCAAGGCGGCCGCAGCTAAGCGGCCGCCTTGGGGGGCTAGATCGGGTCCACAGGCACAAGGGCAAGGCCCATTGCGGCCAGCGCCGCCGGGCCATCAGATCCGAGCAGGGCGGTGATCAGATCGGGGCGCGCGGCGGGATCCACCGCCGCCCCGTCCAGATCAAAGGCCACCACACGCAAGCGCCCCTGCGCGCGGGCGGCGCTATCCATATCGACCGCCGGGGCCTCGGCATTATCCCAAGCCGGGCGCGCCAACGCCTCTTGCGCGTCCAGCATCCATTCCGGGCGAACCTCAAAAGAGGCCCCGGCATAGAGATTTCCGGCCAGATCTTGCCAATCTGGCGCGCCATAGGTCAGGGCATCATCCGGGCCAAAAGCCAGGACCATCGCCAAATCATTGGCATACGCGACAAGCGCGGCGGGGCAGGCAATTGTCAGTCTCATAATGTCACCCCTGTTTTTGTCGCCATCACGGCCTCAACCGCCTGCACCACCGCATCATCTGTAAGCGCGCCGCGCACCGTCAGGCCGTAGAGGTGGCCGTGCAAAAAGCGGGCCGATCCTTGCTGCGCGCCAATATGGATTGGCCGATTTGAATAATTGCCATCGCCTTGATCCCCCGCGGAACTAAACCCAACGCCGTCAATCCTAAGTGTGATTTCGTCAGAACCAATCTTTGCCAAGAGAGAAACAACATTTGATGCGGGCGCAGGGAAAGCGCCCGACTCAGCAGAACTAACAAGCGACCCCCTCGAAAGAGCGCCGTAATCTTTTGCCCCAGTTGAAAGCGGTGCATTTATTAGAAACGTGTTAGCCTCATTTCGCCCCAATTCCACTAGATTGGCCACGGCGGCATCACTCAGCTTACGCACCCCAGCAAACACCGTCATTTCATCGGTGGCCGTGAAGTCAATCGACGGTGTTGCGAGCGCATCGTCCACCCCATCGAACGACAGGTAATGCACACTTGGCACCCCGGCTTCAGTGACATCGTATTGCGTGGTTACTTTTTGGTATGGAGTGGCGGTTGCGCCTGCTTCGAGTTGGGCTTGATCAAAAGTGATAGTGAAACCGGTCTGTGTTGATGCACCGCCGCGCATGTCAACGCCAAGTTCAAAAAATGTAGCGCTTACAGAAGTCCTTGAGCCTTGCACTCGCTGTACGACGCCCGCGATAAAGTCGTAACGCCCTATTGTAACGCCGCCAGCATTGTCCGATATTCTAATGCCTACACCCGGAGCATCCACGTCCGAGACTACATTAAAAGAAGCTGAATGCTGGTCGTTTAGTGCTACAACTTTTCGTGTGTAGCCGTACCCGTTTGTAGATGTTATGGTAACTGCTCCCTGAACTACGATTGCACCGCTGACAGTCCCTACTGACCAAACCGCGTTCCCAAAATCTTCACTATAGGTCAACAAATTGCGCGCCCCGCCAAACGGGTGAATGCCGTATGTAGGACGCTTGGCCGCCGTGGCCTGCGTGGCGTGGTAGCCGGGGATTTCGCGGACTGATACGTTGTCGATTGTGCAAGACGCCCCTGTTGACCTTGATATTGCCAACACTTCAGCACCAGACTGCGCTGTGAAAAGTCCAGAATGACGTCCTGTGGAATTTATAAGCAGTGTGTTTGACTTGTTAGCTGTAATTGGCTCGTCGTTAAGAACAGCTTGGATCGTTCCTGTTATTTCTAAAACATCAAATTCTATTCTATAAACTCCACCAGGAACAAACGCCATGGTTTGATATAAAGGTAGAAAAGAACTCGTACTGGGCATCGTGGCAACGCCTCCAGAGATAATCCAATGCCCAGATTTATCCCAATCCGCATCAGCATCAAACCCACCATTCGCCACCAACTCCGGCCCCAGCACAGGTTCAAGCGCAGATGCCACTGTGACTTCGCGAACGGAAACGTTGTCTATTTGAAGATGCTCGCCCGCCAACGCCGCGTCACCCAGAGCAAACACCAATTGCACATTAGTTGCGATACGTGTCGTCCGGTAGGTTCCCGACGAGGTCAAGGCAATAGGCGCTGAACCAAACACACTATAGTTTGGCGTTCCGCTTGATTGAGTATTTTTTACCAGATCGAACGAAATGGCATAGGTTTTTCCTGTCGTGATGCCAGCAATGGCTTGATAACCGTTGGATGCACCGTTTGCGACTGACTGGATTCGAAGTGCGTTAGAAACATGGGAAAGCACAGAGGTCGCGTTACCAGTCCACCCACTAATATCAACATCAAACCCGCCATTGACAACTAATTCAGGGCCATACAGGCCAGCCAGCGACTTACCACCCCATTGCGACTGATCCAGCACAATGCCCACAGGATCACCGGGCAGGCTCGGCGTGGTCATTGCTGTGGTGGTGTAGAGGGTGCCAGCCGTGGACGGGTCCAGCAGAATGCCCGGCGCGCCACCAGAAAACAATGACGCAAGCCAATCGGGAAACGCCCCGACGCCGTTGCGGTAAACCGCCGTGACCGGGCTTGTGCCCAAGTATAATCCCAGCATATTTTTTTTCCTCAATTCACTATAAAATAAAGAGTAGCTGGATCCTTTAGATCCAACGCCTCATATTGCGCCGCCGTCAGCACCACAGCCGCGAGGCCGCCGACAAGGATCGCCGTGGCATAGGTCACGCCAAGGGGGGCGATAGACGCGCCGCATTTCAGCGTCCCAAAGGCGAGGCGCACCGGGTCCGACGGATCCGACAGATCCCAGATATTGTGCTGATAAAGCTGGCCCTCAATCAGCGTAGCGACAGCCGCCGGGGTAATCGTGAACGCGCCCCCGGCGCTGCGCAATTCCACCAATGGATCGCCGCCCGCTGTTTTGGAAATACTAAGCGCCAGATCCGGCGCTGCGGTAGAAATCGCCAAAATCAATTTTTCATCGCGGGTTAGCGATAAGTTAAACTCTTGCACCGCATCAAAGGGCGTAAAAATCAGCGTGCGGGCCATCAGGTCCAGCCGATCAGACTTGCGGTTGTGCCGAGGGCCAAGATCCGCACGCCGCGAAAGATAAAGGTTTGGCCCTGCACCAAGTTATAGGACAGATCGACACCGGCCGCGTCGCGGATCATGGCCGCGCCCTGCGCGTTGCAATAGATCACGCGGGGCAAGGTTGGCAGATCGGCCGCATCATCGGGCACAATGGCAAAGTGACGCGTGGCGGGACCGGTTAGGCCGCCTTGATAGTCTTTAAAATTATCGGTTTGCATGTTTTCTCCAATGCAGGGTTAAGAAATTAAAGGCGCGCGATGATCGCGGCGCGGCATTCATCCAGCGAACGGCCGGTATCGTATCCGGTGGCCAGCGCGCGGGCGTAAACGTCCAGCAATTCGGGGGCGATGCGCGCCCCGGCGGCATAGGCGCGGGCCTCGGCCGCAAAGCGAAAGGCCGGGATCAACATGCAAAGCCCCATCACACCGGGGGCGACACCGACCACGGCCAGCGGCACCGCAGGCACCCCGACGGCCAGCGCGGCCAGCGCGGCCCCGGCGGCCAGCGTGATTGCCCACCATTGCGCGACGTGGTGCGATTCATGCGCCATGATTGCGGCCGAGGGGGCATAGGGCACCGCGATAAACGGGCCGCGCTGTTTCGCCCACCGCCGATCACCGGGGTCGCGGATATAAACAATCGCGGGCGGCCATGCCTGCGCGCGGATCACAGGGCCACCGCCAGCGTGCAAAGCACGGCCCCGGCAAGGCCGAGGGACAAGGGCAGGGCAAGATGCGCCATGCGGCCCGCGTTGCGAGGGGTGCGGCTCATAGCATCACCCCTACGCCCACGCCTAAGACAATGCAGGCGGCCGCCGCCGCAAGGGCCACCACGCCGCCAAAATCGGGATCCGGGATTGGGTAGGCCACGGCCTCGGCCGCGCGGGCATCCGCGGCCGCCTTGATCGTGGCGCGCACGGCCTTGCAGGTGGCGATGCGCTGCGCGGCGGTGGTGTTGTTATCCTTCCACGCCTCACCCTCGGCCGCCGTCATAACCTTGCGCGCACCGGCCCGCGTGCCCGCCTGCACCACGGCCTTGATCCGGGCCACCCCCTCGGCCGCCTCGGCCTCGGCCTCTTTTATCGCCTGCGCGGTGTGCCAATCGCATTCCTCTTGCGCGGCGGCCGTGGCGGGGCCGGTGAAGGCGCGCCCGGCGCGATCCGCCGCAGCCTTGGCCAGATCCGCGACAGCCTCGGCCGCATCGGGGGCCGTGATCGTGGCGGCCATCCAGCGGGTGCCATCGCCTAGCGTTTGGCACTTGAGGGTCAGGCCGTGGCCCGCCGCATCGCCAAGCGGATAGGCGGTGGTTTCAAAATCGCCCGCGCCTTGGGTATCAAATGCAAAGTTGTGAACAGCCATTGCGGCCCCCTGTTTTTCAATTGCGTTGGGGGCAGGCATAGGGGCAAGGCCGGGGTGCAAACCTGCGCCGCGCAAACTAAATGCGCGGCGCAGATCCTTTCACTTTTTTGGGGCCATTATCTTGGCCTCAAGGGCCGCGATCAAGCGGCGCTGCACCGCCGCCATAGGATCCCCCGCCGCGTCATATTTCACCAGAACCCGGCGATAGATCACGATCAATGCGGCGGGCGTTGGTTTTGCCATCAGGCCGCCGCCAAAGCATATTTAAAATATCGGCCGGGCTTTGCGCGGGCGATTTTGCCCGTTGCAAGCGCCTGCGCCAGCGCCTCGGCCACGCCTTCATTAGACATGGAACAACTAATGCGCAGGGCCATTTGGCTAAGGCTACCCCCGGCGCGCAAGGCCGCCATCACGCGGGCCACCCGGTCCGCGCGGACCTCGGCTTGGCGGGCGGCTTGGCGGGCGGCCCGGTCCTGTTTTGTGTTGCCGATGCTTTCCAAGCGCGGCACGCCGCCGGGGCGGTAGTGTTCGCCATACTCTTGCGCCGCGCGCTTCAATTCCGCCGCCGCCATTTGTTTCATGGTTTTGCCGTGCTGGCGCGCGGGTGCGATTTCGATTTGTCTCATATCATCCCCTTGGGTTTTACAACTGTGGCAGGCTTAGGGGGCAGGCCGGGGTGCAAACCTGCGCGGCGGCCTAAAAATGCGCCGCGGTGCCCAAAAACCGGCGGGCTGCGCGGATCCGTGCAAAATCCGTGCACGGCAAATCCGGGGGCGCTTATTGTGTAATGATTATGGGGGGTTAGGGGGGCGAGGTGTTGCCCTTAGCAGGGGCGTGTATTCGACCACTCTACCACGTCTCCGAGGCCGTCTATAGACGCAGGCGGCCTATGCAAACAAGGGAAAAGTGCACAAAGATTGCGTTTTTTTTGTGCGGATTTGCGGGGCCGTTGTTTTAACCGCAATTGACCCCAATCAACCGCTTTGCGCGAAAGATCCGTGCAAAATCCGTGCACGAAATCACCGGGCAGATCGGGGGCACCGCACGCGACAGCGCGCCGTGCCCCCTTTAGTGTTCACATTTGGCCGGTGAAATTTGCCAAGACTTCGGCCTCAAGGCGATCTAGCGCGCCGTTGTTATCTAGCACCCAATCCGCATCATCCGCCGTTAATTCCATAGAGGCCGCAGGCTCAGGCGGCACGCGGTCCGCCGCATCCACCCAGACCACCAAATCAAAGCAAGAGCGGGACAATTCAAACTCGGCCCGGCTGCGCATCCCGGTGTAGATATCGTGATCCAGCAAAATTTGCTCAGCCAACATCAGGCCGGGGCGCAGATTGTAGGCGCGGATTGCGTGGAACCACAACGCCCGGTGATTGCGCCGGTCCGCATAGCAGGCGCGCCAATCCGGGTAGAGGTCAGACACCAGCGGATAGACAGCGCACCGCGCCGCAAACGCAGAACTTGAGGTGACACGAAACCCGAAATGATCGCGCATCAATTCGCCCGCCGTATCCTTGCCGGATCCGCCGTGGCCGATGATCAGAACCTTGGGCCGCGAGGCGTCCACAAATGGCTCAAGTTTAAAATGGGATTTCATCATTCATATCCTTTCGGCCTGCGCCATTTGAGGTTTGCCCGGATCCGCCATTTTCACGGCCGCCGCCGTTGGTGTCGTGCCCGCCCGGATCATAGTTGCCGCCGCCTTGGCCGCCATATCCGCCACCGGATCCGCCGCCGTCGCCGCCGGTCTTGGCCCCGTCCAGCATTGTTAGGACGCAGTTAAAACCCTGCAAAACCACCTCCGTGGAATAGCGATCTGCGCCGGATTGGTCCTGCCATTTGCGCGTCTGCAATTTGCCCTCAAGATAGATCTTTGCGCCTTTTTTCAAAAACCGCTCAGCGATCCCAACTAGGCCCTCTTGAAAAATGGCCACCGTGTGCCATTCGGTTTTTTCTTTGCGTTCCCCGGTGGGGCGATCTTTCCAGCTTTCAGACGTGGCAAGGCGCAGATTGCAGACCTTGCCGCCGTTGCTAAATGTCCGCACCTCGGGATCCGCGCCCAAGTGCCCAATCAGAATTATTTTGTTGACAGTGCCCGCCATTCAGCGACCCCCTAGAAAATTAAAGAAGCGGCGCAGCACATAGCTGCGCACAAGAGAAACCACCGTAAAGGCGGCCGCGATTTGCGCCGATTGCGACAGGGACACCGGCACGCCCAAGGCGGGCAAAATCAGCAGATTGGCCGCAAAGGCCACCGCCAGCCCGGCCGCCATATTGGCCGAGGCTTCCACGGCCGAGGCGATGCGGCTTTGCCCCGTCGCGGGGCGCGCTGCACGCTTAGCAGCCCCGGCACCGTGCAAATCTGCGCGGCGGCCGATCACGCGCACCACCGCCCATTGTCCGCTTGCGTGATGATTGATCGCTTGCCGTTGGCGTAGGCCACAACATGCGCGCGCCGCCAACTTGTCGGGCTTGTGTTGTATCCTTGATCAAGCGCGCCGGTCATGCCAGCGACATAGACACCATCGACAATTTCGGGCGAGTGCTTGTCGCCAATCGTGATCCGCGTAGCCATGCGCGCCAAGCCCGAGGCGGTGCCGCGCGATCCGTTGGGGCCTTGGTGCCCGTGCATCCCGCATTCAATGCCGCCGCTATCTTGGCAGATCACGAAAGATCCGCCCATTGGGACAAATTCGATCCCGTCCAGATCTTGCGGATCCGCGCGTTTAAGCGCCCAACGCAGCAGATTAAACTTGTCTATTTTGTCCCGCTCAGCATCCAATTGCGTCATATTGCAAAGGTGCCAATATGACGCGTTGGCGATATCCCGGCGGTCCGCATCGCGGCGCGTCCACTGTTTCAACCGATCATCGTGGTTGGATTCCACCATGACCGTTTGGCAGAAATCGCGGGCCGTGCTGCGCATAAAGGCCGCACCGTGCGCAATATGCGCCTCAATCCCATGCAAGCCCCGGTGCACCATATAGGCCCAATGCAGCGGATCTTGATCGACGTGGCGGGACGACATTTCAAAGGACAGCAGGTCATGGAAAAATTGCGTTTGCGGGCGCAGCCGTTCCATCAGGCTATCCGCGCGCGCGCCCCATAGATTTTCAAAGACAACATCCGCGACACTCGGCAAATGGATATCGCCAAAGGTCACGGCCTTGACCCGGTGCCCGGCGGACACGCGGCCCGCGCTTACTTTGAAATCAAGATCTTGAAACGCGCCGTCCGGGGTGGCGCTAATCTGGCGGCACCACGCGTTGTCATCCGCATCCACTTCCACAATCGTGGCCCCAAGGATGTGGTGGAATTCGGCCTTGAGGCCCGCCTTTTTGTTCACATAGTTGGGCACCGTCACCGCGCCGGTGGTCATAAGGCTTGGGACGTGCTGGCCCGGCATTTGCGGAACCGTGATATAGGCAATTTTGGCGTGCGGAAAAACCGCGTCCCGGCCTTGGCTGTAGCTATCCAAACCGGAAAGCGGCTTTACCGCCGTTGGCAAAGTGTTCATTTCAGCGCAAAACAGCACCGGGCCGCACTCCATCCGGTCAAAGCGCAGATAGGGCCGCACCTCGGCCCGGTAGGTGCCGGTTAGCGTCATGCGGTCAGAGTGCCGGATTGTTTGATATGTGAAACCGGCCACGACCAACTCGGCATCCATCGCCTGCGCATAGGCTTGCAGGTTGGCAAAAAAGCGCGGGTGCACGTCCGTATCATCCTGCGCCGCCGTCAGGATCCAGCGCCGCACTTGGCCGCGCCGGATCTTGCCGGGGGCCACACCGGCACGCGCATACAGCGACCAATCCGGGGCGTAGTGCTCCGTGCCCGAGGCTTGCCGCTTTTCTTGCGTGCGCAGGAACCCGGCCAAACTGCGCCCGGTTTCATCATGGCCCGCAACCGTCATGCGGCGGGCCGCTTCGGTTAGGGCGGATCCCTTGCCGCCGCGCTGGCCACGCGGGTTGAACCCGTCGCGTAACGCCGCTTCAATCGCGGCCTTGATCCGCCGTTGCCGCTCAACCGGCATGGCTTGGAACGTCATGGCGCAGCCCCCATCAAATCCGATTGCAGGCCGGTGGCCCATGCGACCACCGCCGCCTTTTCAGCGCCGCAGCGCATCAATTCATCGCCCATCCGCCCCACCGCCACCTCAAGTTGCGCGCGGGCCAAGGCATCGCGGCCGATGTAGTCCACCGGGCCAAGGCAGGGCCGCACCGCCGCCACCGGCAGGCGATCAATCGGGACTGCCACCCCACCGGGTGCCGAGCCGTTGCACCCCATCAAAACCAAGGCCAAGGCCATCGGCCCCATCATCTGCAAACGCTTCATTTTCTAAACCTTCCACACGCGGCCCGCGCTGCACTTGCGCCGCCGCCAAATTTTCAAGAGCGGCGCGCAAGGCCGCATCGCGCACCGCGACCAGATCGGCCAAGGCGGCGCGGGCGGCTAAGCCCTGCGCCTCGGCCTCGGCCGCGCCGCGTGCGTAGCCATTGCGATCAAGCGCAGCCCCAGCCCCCGCCACAGCCGCCACAAGCGCCAAGGCCGCACCCAACCGCCACATCACAGCGCCGGGGCCTGAACGTGCATCCAGTCATAATTTTTTGCGCGGCCCAGACTTGTCCAGCCCTCGGCCGTCCAGATCCGCCAAAAGCGATCCGCATCCGGCATGGCCAGCCGGGCGCGATCACGGCCCCAATGCAGGCGGTTGTGCGCGGGATCGAAATCCAGCGCCAAGCCCCACGCGTGGATCGACTTTTGAGAGCCGCCGCGCATCAACCTGTCATTGTAGCAGCCGCCGTAAAGGTGCAGCCCCAAGGCCTCGATTTGCGCGGGCGTGTGCGTGTCCGCGATGTGTTCAAAGATCAGGCCCAAGGATCCCGCAACCTCGGCGTGACAACTAATCGTGGAAACCGATTGGCTTTCATCCCAAGCCAAAACCATCGCCCAAGGCGGCCGCACCTTGCCTTGCGTGCAAATCGCGGATCCCGGCGCGCCATACCGGCGGACAAGATCACCGGCGCGGCCCCAAGAGGTTTCACCAGTGCGATCCACAAGCGGCACGCCCGCCAGATCCGCCGCCCATAATTCATAGGCGGCATCGGTGGACGGCCCCCAATAGCCATCAGCGCCGCCAACCGCGTGGCCCGCCTGCGCCAAGGCGATTTGCGCCGCCGCAATAACGATCCGCGCCGCCGTGATCGGGCGGCCGTTGTCCAGAAACCGCGTGCCCTCGACACGCTCAGCAGCCGCCAAAGACAGCCGCCCCACGTCACCATCAATTGCGCCGTCATACACGGCCACCATACGCAAAACCGTTTGCGCCTTTTCAATCCCATTCCAAGCCATAGCGATCACCTCAAATTCAAAACAAAAATGCCCGGCGCAGGATACCGCGCCGGGCAAAACATCACCGCAATTTGCCGCCAAAGATCCGCGCGATTAGGCGCAGGCGGTTAGGATAAAACGGCGAAAATATAACCCAATATCGCGCCCGATCCGGGCTTGGGATTTGCAAATGGATCGCGCTTAAAATCAGATAAAAAGAAATCGCCCACCCGAAATTGCAAGCCGCATTATACCAAGACGCAAACAGATCGGCGCGCGCAGACATTTGCCAATCGGCCGACAGGAAATGTTGCAGCACATCCCAAAACCAAATCCGCGCCGCCGCGAAAAAGGCAAATATGCAAATGCCCTGCGCCATCCTTTTTGCCGGCCCGGTTAGGCTAAAATAAAAGCGCGGGCCAAAGGCGTAGCACACCAGCATTGCCAGCACCCAAGCGGGCCAAGCCGTGACCGTATTCGGATCCAATTGGGAAAGCCAATTTGCCATCACCTCAATTTTCATTGTGCAAACCCCTTAAAAGCAAAGTATCCAGCAGGCCATTCACAGCCTGTTCCATTTCATCGGTTTTCACCCGTTCCGCTTTCAGCGCATCGCGCCGGGCCACATCGGCCAGCCGCACCGCCTCAAGATTAATCCGCCGCTTAAAAATCCAATTCATTGGACGGCCCCCGAAATCGCGGCCGCAATCCTTTCCAGCGTGTTGCGCGTGGTGATTTCCCGTTCAACCGACGCGCGCAAATCATCGTCTTTTCGGCCCATCAACAGATCCGTTAGGGCATCGTTGCGCTTCATCAGCCGCACCGCGAACCAAGACAGGCCCACGATAATCAGAGCACCGGGGCCACCGCCCAACGCGTCAAAGATTTCCTTTGCACTCACTTTTTGACCCCTTTCAGATCGCACCGCCCAAATATAAGGACACCGCACACGTTAATGTGCAGAACGGACAAATCAAACCCGGCACCGGCCGAGCGTCATTAGTGACGATTTATTTGAACGCGGCGCGGTTATAGCTGGCCGCCCCAAACACCCGAACTAAGCAATAGCAAAACGCCGCAAGGGTCATTGATCCCAATTGACGCCAGCCGCGCCGGGCACGCGCCGCCCGCCAGAGGTCCCTAAAAAGCAACCGATCACAGGCGCGGCGGGACTCCACCGCCAAAAGATAAGCAAAATCGTGCGCGTCAAAAATTCCGATAGGAAAGTGACCAGCGGAAAACCGTGACAGGGCGCGCCGCAGCCATACAGGAAACCACCACGGCCCAACGCCGTTTGCGGCAATCATGGCGCGACCTCAGGCCACAAGGCATCATCCAAGTAATCAGCCGGGCGCTGCGCCGCCCGCTTGATTGCGCGGGCCGCATCAACATGGCTTTGCTCATGCCCCGCCGCAACAATCGCCACCGTGAATAGGCCCTGCGCATCAAGCGGCAGCACCGTATTATCGGACAGGATCCAGCCAAAGGCCTTGCCGGTGCCATCCCACATCAGATCACCGGGCACCGCGCCCGCCGCAACCGCGAACCCGGCCAGCGTAGCCTTGCCCGTCATAAATTTTTGCGCCCTTAGATCCCAATCAAAGAGCGCCCCCTCATAATAAAACCCCGCGCCAATCCGCCGATCACGTTCCCGGTTGACCCGCGCCGCAAATTCCGCCGCGACAATTGCCGGATCGCGCCCAAACTCAAGCATGATTAAACACCTCATTTATTGCGGAATAAGGAAAGGGCTGGATCACTTTGATGGAATACCGCCCCGGCGATGCAAGCCGCACATCGCCGGGGCTGTTTTCTATCGCCTCGCCATCCCCATTTTCAAGTGTGGCAATTGCGTCCGGATGCGTATTGTTGAAGCTGATCACATCGCCCGATAAGATAACCGCGGACACCGGCCGCAGAGTAAATTCACCCGCCACAACATAATGAAGAAAGACGTAATCCACAGGGATCACATCAAGATAGAGACTGCCCTGGCCCTCGGCCAGTATGGCCTCAGCTTGGACCGTGACAACCTCACCCGACGCCAAATCATAAATTGCGTAATTCATCGTTTCACCATTTGCACCCGAATTAAACCCGCATCAACACCTCGCTCGCCAGTCGAGACCCTCGCCTGAAGTTTGAAGGTTTTCACCCCATTGCCGGGGCTTGTTTTCATAAATGCATTGCAATTGTCCGACGCCATTTTTCGGGTCTTATCAGGATCGCTACCACCGGGGCCGGTTTCACCCCAAAAAAACTCTGTTTCACCCGTCTCAAAAAAAATGCCAAAAGAGTTTCCTTGATGCGTGACACGGTATTGGAGCTTGGCGGTGTCCACCGTGTAAGAAAACGCGCTTGAGGCCGTGACTAAGCAAAATACATTAAAGTTTTCTTCACATTCCAGATTGACAGAGCAGATATCAACCCACCCATCGGAATCATAAACGGCCTTTTGCGACGTTCTGATTCCAAAATTTGCGACCGTAACCGCCTTGCCTTTGATCTGGAGCGTATCCACCGCCGCATCGCCAATTACGCCAGAGACGGCCGTGATTGTTTTGGTGGCCATTTTCGACGCGGACAGCGTGCCATCAACAATAACATTATCCGCATCCATCTGGATCGCAGAGCCGCCGGTGCCGTCCGGGTTTTCATAGCTTGTCAATCGGATTGCGGTGACACGCCCGGCGCTTGTGGTGGCGCTTAGACCGCGCATCGCCCGCACCTTACCGTCCATCGCGGCCGATACCGCCGCCACATCGGACACATCCGCCGCAACATCACCAATCGACGCTTTAAGCGTAGTTTTTGCCGATGCTATCGCGTTGTTCGTTTGCGTTGCGGTCAAATAGGTTTGCTGAATTGTCGCGAGCGGCATGTAATCGGCATTTAGGCGCGCCGATAGATCCGTGACCGTGCCCGCAATCGCGGTGTCCGCACTTGCCCGCGCCGTTTCTTCCGTTGCGATATCCGCCGTCGCTGCGTCCGTTTTGACAGAAACCGCATTCAAGGTTGACGCCAGCGCATCCACGGCCGTGGCCCGCGCGCCCGCCTCGGCCGTGATCGCCGCCTCATTATCACCGGCAAGATATAGCACGCCATCCAGATCAACCCGGATCCCGGCCGCGTTAAACCGCACCGCGTCAAATTCGATTACCGTGCTACCTAACAGGGCGTTTACATCGTCCTGCGCCGCGGCCGCCGCTGCGCCATTTGCTGCAATTTCGGCCAGCAATTCAAAGGCCAGATCCTTGGCGCTATAATAGACATCATCCGTTGTCGCCTCGGCCCAGAGCGTCCAACCGGTTGCCCGATTTGACACCATTTTTGCGCGGGCCTCATAGCGCAGCCCCGGCAAGATCCCCTCAAAAAGATGCGAAAACCCCGAATCAACATTGGCAATTTCATAAACGATTGACACATCAGCCGCGCCAAATAAACGCACCTGCACCCGGATCCCGCGACAATCACCGAGGCGGCCGCCGTCCCATTCAAACCGCAATCCGACCCGGCGCGGCGCGCCTTGATCATCAGCTAGAATTGCGGGCGATACCTGCCACGCTTGCAGCACCCGCACCGGCATGATCGCAACGCTTGCGCCGGGGTGGATCACGTCAAATTCGTCTGACTCAGGCACCCAAACAACATCCTGCGCATCGCGTTCTCGCAGGGAAACCGTCTGATTAAGCGTTGTGAAATCATCGGCCATTTCGCCAACTTCAAAAACCTTGGATGTGTAACCGTTGCGCAGGCTTGTCCACGCAACCGCGTCCAACGGATCCAGCGCGGCGGCCTCAGGCGGCAAGGTTAAATCGTGGCGGCGCATCCGCCTATCATCCTTCAACCATAGCGACATTAGACGTTGCACCTGTTCGTCACGCGCAACCGCAGGCAGATCCAGCGTAGCGGGCAACCTACGGCCATCCTCAGCCTCGGCCACAAGATCAAAGCGCGGCGGGGCATCGTGCGCGCCCCACAGGGCCGCCGGTGACGGGTGGATTACGTGCAGCGCGTTATGCGCCCCTTCTAGCCCGGCATGGGGTGACAAGGTGCGCGGATCGTCCACAGACAGATCATCGTCATTAAAGAAAAACACCGGCATAGAAACCGGGCCAACGCGCATTGTGTAAACGCCGCCAACCTCGACAACATCACCGGCGCAAGACGCCTTCAACGCGTCAATCACCGTGGCGGGCGGGGTATCCACGGACACCTCAAACCCGGCGACATACTGCGCCACGCTCACACCGTCCTTGCGCGCCATCACCACATCGCACTCATTCATTGCCGCAAACCAATTGGCCAAGGGCAGATCGGACGCGGACACGCGCCCGCCCCAAATATTGCCATCGGGCAAGGCAATGCCGCGCAAAATATTATAGATCAGCACGGCCGGATTTTCGGTAAAGGCCCACGTTGCCGGGCTTCCAAAACGCTGCGCGCCGGATCCGCCAACGGACGTATCACGGCGGGGATCGTAGAGCGCGATACCTTCGACTTCAAAGAGGAAAGATGGCAAGCCGTTGAAGGTCGCCCGGTTATATTTGAAAGTCAGCACCGCATAGGCCACACCCGCGCCGATCATATCCGCTTGCCACGGCCGATCTGGATCGCTGGCATGATTAGCCATCATATAGGCATCGGCCGCCGTTTGGCCGCCATCGTAAAAACTATAAGTAAAAAGCGGATATTGGGCGTTAAGATCAAAGACGCCTTCGCCGTTGATGATCATGCCCTCTTTTTGATGCAAGCCGCTGGCGGCACGCAGATCAGTGACCCAATCGCCATTGATCGCAATGCGGGACAGGGACGTGATCGGCAAATCAGAAATATCCACCACATAGGACAGAAATTCGTTTGGCGTATCCGCCTTATTTGGCCCACTATAGGGCGGGGCCACGCGGTTGCCTGCGGTGGCGTAGCGGCCCAAGATAAAGGTTTGCGGGTTTGCACCGCCCGCCGTTGTCACCTCGGTTTTAATGCCGGGTTGACGCGCCGCCGCAGGCTTTCCCGTCAAAGCGGCCGAAAGCGCCGTAAGGCCCGCATAGATCGCCACGCGCACAATCACAGCGGCCACGGCAGACGACGCCGCGAAAGCGGACACGGCCGCAATGGCCGCGCCGATAGGGGCCGCCGCCGCCGCCTGCGGCACGATTAGAGCTGCAAAAAGGATAAGAAAGAAATTTAGCATATCGAAAATGCCCCCGTTATTTCTAAGCGTGACACCACGGCCATCCCGCCCGGTTGGCGGCAATAAACGCCAGACCCCTGGACAACCCCAAGGGCGGTTGATCCGGCATCGCCGGGCAGCAACGCTATGTCACCAACCTGCGCCAATGCGGGCGCAATCGCGGGATACAGCGCCGCGAATACCGCCGCGTGATCGGCGTAGCCATCGGCCTGCACCAAGGCGAAACCGGCGGCCAAGGTGCGATACTGGCCGCGCCAGCGCGCCGCCGGATCAAAACCCGTCATAGCCTCGACGGCCCCGGCCGCGAACAGACCGCAATCACAAACGCCGGGGCGAAACTTGGCCGCCGCCTGCGTGCCGAGATATGTTACAAGGCGCGCACGCCAATCGGGCAGCCGAGGCGGTAAAGTATTGAAATCCACAATCGTGACCCCTTTAGTTTTTTTCCTGCTTTTCGCCCCAATAGACCGGCACCACGCCAGACACGTCCGCATAGCGCCGGATTGGATCACCGCCGCGCAGGGATTGAGACGCGTTCGATTTCATGCTTGAGAGCGGCCGCGTAAGGGCGCGCGTTTCGCTTACAAGTGCAATCGCGCAGCTTGGCTGTTCACCGGGCATTCCCTCAGGGAATGAAATTTGATCGACTTGGCCGAGAAATACGCGGCGCGGCGGGGCCACCAAGGCGCGGCTGGCCGGGTGAAACAACGCGCGGTGAACCTCAACAGGCGCGCCCCGCGTCTTATACCCTTTGACCAAATCCTCAATTTCGGGGGCCACCGACGATAGGTTTAACATATAACTGCGCACGGCCAGCCCGGCCCCGGATATGATCGGATCGGCCCCCAGCACGGCCCCCGCGCCGGTATAGTTCCGCGCGGCCCCGCCAATGCTAAAGGCTTGATCGCGCAGGCCAGACCAAAGCCCGAGGGCATCCATCGCCCCCGTTGCGCGATTTTCAGCCGTGATCCAGATCAAACTGCGCGCCACGACCCCGGCGCGGGATCCGACATAGGCGGCCGTGGCCGCGTCAAAATCTTTCATCGTCAAACCTCCAAAATCAGCGGAATGTTTGGCGAAACGAAAACGCCGCGCCCGTTGTTAAATTGCCGCTTGTCACGCCCGGATCGACAGACCCCGGCACGATCACGGCCTTGCAAGCGGGCCGCACCAAAGACACCGCCGCGCCAGTGAGCGCGCCCGGCTCAATGTGAGGCGTCAGCCAGAGCCAACCACTCACACCGAACCCATCGGCCACACCGCCCGATTGCAGGCGGTGCAAGGCGCGGCCCACCGGCGCGATGCCATAATCAAAAGCCAAGAAATCACCCGGCGACAGCACAAAGCCGCCGGGCAAACCAGAGAGCCGCAGACGCGACCCGGCCACGTCCACCTGCGCGATCACAATCGAACGGCCCGCCAATGCGAGGCCGCGCGGATCCGAGGCCGGACCGATCTGATTTTTCTTATAGGCGTGAAACGATCCGCCGACGCCTTGAAGTGCCTCAATTAGCACCTCAAAAACGCCCGCCAGACGGGGCCGCATAGGCGGCAAGGCAAAGACCCCCTGCCAAAGCGCCGGGGCCACCTCAGCGCGCAACACATCGCCGCCCGCAAGGCCCGTTGCCGCGACTTGAGGCGGGCAATAAAATTGCACGGATTGAACCGGCAGCAAATCAAGAAAATTTGCGGCCGCAAGAGGAAACACCAAAGCCATCAACTTACCTTTCTTGGGTCACGGTTAATCGCGCCGACCCGTTGCGGCAAAATATGGCGGCTAAAAGCAGAAATGCCGCCTTCAACGCCCTTTTGCACCATTGCCGAAATCTCAGCATTGCCGCGCGCGCCAGACACCGCGACGTTGACATTCATCACCGCCGGGCCGCCGCCCGATCCGCCCCCGCCCGAACTATCGCGCAAAGCCGCCTGCGCTTGCGGCACATTCAGCACCGCGCCCGAGGTGGACGGCACAAAGATTTCAGAATTTGGCGTATCCTCATTGACAAGATACGGCACACCCGCACCGGCCGGGCCACCCTTGGCCCGCGCGCCGCCCAGCATAGACCCCACGAACCCGGCCGCGCTTGTGCCCGACACCGCGCCCAAAATCGCTTGCTGCGCCGCAACCTTTGCCATTTCCAAAAGCAAATTGCCGATTGCCTCAACGGCCGATGTGGACCCGTCCGCGATACTCATAAACATATCGGTTAGGGCATCGCCGCCGCGTTCCGCGTCCGCCTCGATCTTGGCAAGGCTTTCCGCAGCTTCGTCCGCCGATTGCCCGGCCGTGACATAGGCCAGCGACAGCGCGTCAATTTCAGCGCGCAGGGCGGGCGTTAATTCTTTGCCCGCTTGCTGCGCCTCAAAAAGCAATTCCGCACGCGTGCGGGCATACTCAACCGCCGCGCCGTATTCCATCCCGGCCCCGGCCACGGCCAGCAAGGCCGCCGCCTCCATTTCCAGCGCCGTGATTTCGTCCGCCGTGGCCGCCATTGCATCGCCAAACGGATCCGCCACCGCCTTGGCCGCACCACCGGATCCGCCGCCGGTCTTGGCCGTGGCCTTGGGCAGCGGCGGCATTCCAAAATCAGGATCCAGCGGGCGCGCGGCGGGCCGTGGAATGTTTTGCGGCACGCCCGACTCATCAAGCGAGGCTTGCCGCATCCCGGCCAGTTGATCGGGCGTAATGTTTGGCCCCATCGTCACTTGCGGGTTAAACGATTCCACCGCGTTGCGCGCCGCCATCGCCAGCCCCACGACCAAGCCGCGCAAAGCGACGACCCGCGCGCCCACCGCATCCAGATCCACCCCATCAATCGCATCAAGCGAGGCCACAGCCCCATCCGCATCCACGATTAGATCCGACAATTCCGCGCCGAAATCCTCGGCCGAAATGGTTTGCGCGTCCCATTGCTTTGTCAGGGCGTCCAATTCCTGCGCAATGGCCGAAATCAGATAAGCATCATCCTCGGCCCCCTCGGCCAAAAGTTGCCGGGGCATCGTTTCCAATTCAATCGACAGGCTGCGCGCGGCTTGGAACACCGCGTCATAGCCATCACGGATTGCCGCGACGGCCGCAAGATCCTCACCCGTTGGGGCCATCCGCACATCATCAGGGATCGGATTTTCTGGAAAATAGCGGGATTCTTCGCGCAGGCTTATGATATCCTCAAGGGCAGTTTTTTGCGCCATAAGGTTATCCAAAACCGACGCGCCACCGACCACAAGCGATTGAAACGACGCCGCAACCCGTGATTGGATTTCGCCAAACTTGCGGCTTAATTCGTCCGCACGCTCGACTAATTCAGCATCCAGCACCGCGCCAACCTCATGCGCCGTTGCAATGGTATCGCGTAGCCCGGCTTCACCTTGGCCCAGCAATTCCACAAACCGCTCACCGGCGGATCCGCCAAACAATTCATCCGACACCCGGATTTGCGCCGCCGTGTCCAAATCGCCCATCCGGCCGATCAATTCCAACATCAATTCGGACGGATCCTTGAGGCGATCCTTTAGATCATCGGCCCCCATGCCAAGGCGGTTGAACGCCTCGGCCGCCGGGCCGGATCCTGTCACCACAAATTCATCGGCGCGCAGGTTCAATTCCTTGAGGCCGTCCACCATTTGATCAATGCCGATGCGGTTTTGCTCAGCAACAAATTTCCATTCTTGGAAAGCCGCCAGATTGACACCCGAGCGGCGGGCTTCATCGCCCATTGACGCAATGTCAGTGACCGTCCGGGCAACCGCGCCCGACACCTTGGCCAGACCGGCCACGATAGCCGCCGCGCCAAGGCCCGCCAGCGCGCCCTTGCCGAAACTAGAAAATGACGCCTTCATGCGCGTCATATTGGTTTCAACCGCTTGCGTGGCCTTGCCGGTGTCCGCCTTGGCTTCGCGCGAAAATTTGGAAATCAGGCGCGTGTTTTTTAGAATCACGCTTTGCAATTCCTTGTCGCGCGCTTTCAGCAAAACTGTAATTTCTTCGGTGTTAGCCATAACGCCCCACTAATTCATCAAATTCATCAGACGTTGGGGCCGCGACCACATCGCCAGCGTTTGCCGCGTTCCACGCTTCCACCATTTCAAAGGTTTCGCATGGCGTTAGCGCGCGCACCTCGGCAGGCAATCGGCCCATGACGCCGCATATATTGATCACGCGGCCGCGCACGTCATAGGCCCCGCTTAGCCGCTTGCGCGGCCCGGCTATCCAGCCTCGTTTTTTTTTTCGCTATTCAGAACAGCAGGCAAAAACGTGGTGCCCAGCAACATCCGCGCGGTTTCGCGCAAGGCCATATTTTCAGACGGGGGCAGCGCGCCCACCAGATCATCGGCC